CGCATTCTTAATGTCAGTCCAGTTAGTGCGCTGGGAACGCCCTGCTAATACAGCATCACGCCGTGTACGAACTACTGCGTCTTCTGCTTCAGCAATCTTAGCTTCTAGCTGGGCTTCTTCTAGCGTCTTCTCACCAGCCATCCACTCTTCTAGCATTTCACGCTTTTGTGTCTGACCTTCTTCTGGTGTGAACTTGGTTGTCTTTCCGTTAACTGTTACGCTAACGTCTTCTTCACCTAGCTTGCCAAATTGTTCCGGAGTCAGTCCATATTCACCGATGAAGTCATCAGTCGGGCGTGACCCAAAGATTTGCATAAAGAAGTTAAATGCCCCGTCAGGGTCAGCTTTGATACCCTTCGCATCCCACAATTGTGCAACACCATATTCACGACCTAAGTCCTCAATGTCATAACCTTTTTCTTTCATGACTTGGGCAAAGTTTTTATTTAACTCATGAATACGATCTGCCTGACGCTTTGCCGCGTTGACAATCATGTCAGCCCCATCCTCACCAAAGCGAGAGATAAGATTGTCCATTTCATCTAGCGTGATGTCGTCAAACAGTTGCTTGAATGTAAGGTCGTGAAACTCCCATTCATTAAGTGTTCGGTCAGATGTTAATGAGCGTTGACGCGGTCTTGCATCACGCCCTGCTAGTACATCTTTACCTAACTGTTTAGCACGTTGCCCTGCGTCCGCAGCCGTTGCAGCGGTTTCATTAAACGCTTTACCATCGGCTAGATCAACACGAAGACCAACATATTCACTATGTGCCTGTGCTAGAACTTCGTCTTCAAAGCGTTGCATATAAACCAGCTTACGGTCTTCGACAGATATTTTAGCAATACCAGCCCGAATACCTTCGGTCATGATGCCACCGATGTTATACATCGATGCTGTCATATCTCTTGCAGTCTTTGACGCTGATGTTAAACCACGCACGATAGGTGACACCTTCGCACCAAGTTTCAGCGTAGCGTACTCACCAGCTTTACCAATGGCTTTGATAGGAACTCGCGCTGCGCCTTGCGCCATTACACCACCAGACTTAGCAAGTTCAGTTGTCTTAACTGCCGCCGCACCCACAGATTGCCCCAAAGGTGTTTCAGCTACAGCTTTCCAAGTAGTTTCGCCATTCTTAATAATAGGCTTTAGAATTACGTTTTCTTTCATGCCTGTTCCGATACGACCAATCGCAAGCGTTACAGGGTTATTAGGATGAAGCGGATTTGATGCGCCTTTGTAATACATAGGAGACGATGGATCTAACGCACGACCAAAGACACCAAAGCCCCCGCCGATTACTGTACCACCGATAGTGTTGTATATAGACTCATCGAGTGTCCGGAGTTCCTGACGCGTGTGTAGTGCAGCTTCCTGTACGGCTGAGTAATAACCACCAGCCAACGCCCAGCTACCAATGCGTCTAAGCGTGTTAGCTTTCTTAGCTAAACCAACCCCGGGGATGAGTGTAGTGATGTCAACAAAGCCCGCCAGACCACCAACCAGCATACCGGCAAAGTTACCGTTCTGTAGCTGGTCGCGATACATCTGTTGTTCTCTGAGACGTTCTACACGAAAGTTAAACTGCTTCTCATCATACACATCATCAAAAAGATAAGACTTGATGTGGTCTTCCATATCAGCCAAATCATTACGATTATCGACAAAGTATTGATAAGGATTGAAACCACCAGGTTTGTACTCGAAGTTAAAGTAACGCTTGTCGGCTGGCACAATACCGTACCGGAGCATATCGCCGACCAGTGTTTCTTGCATATACATTTCATATGATGTGCCAAAGAATCCCAGAGATCCGGCAGATTGCTGTGCAACGTAGTCACTTCCCGACACGGCTAATCTGTTATCTACGATCTGTTGTCGATCATACATAGACTCTGGCATTTCTTGCTGAGTGAAATGACCACTGTCTGCAAAAACTGGATCAGCCATTTAGTTCTCCTTATAATACCAATCTAAATTTGAATGCTGGCTTGTCGCCTCTGTCGTCTTCACCACTGCGTATCTCGCTGTAAGCTGAGTCACGTTTCTTCATGCCGGTAAAATTGTAAACGTCTTCAATAATTATCCGACCACTTTCATCGCGTGACCATGAGAACCGACCAATGGTCAATCCCAAAGCCATTACGGGGTCATGACTGTCTTGTGCCAGCTTCGCCATGCTGATGTATTTATCAGCCGTATCACCAAGCAAACTGTCTGTACCATACGCGGCTTCATGCAGTTCCTGATCATTAGGTCGATAGATGCCACGCTTTCCGTACTCAGCTTGAATACGTTTTAGACCATTGGCAGAACCAACAATCTCAGACAGATACATACCGTTGACCTCACGGACACCAAAGAACGTGTCATAGTCCTCGTACTGTGCAGAAGTTTTACCTTGCGACTCTAGCCACATGACAAAGTTCTTCAGAGTATCCATCTCATTCTCGTTAAAGAAATCGTTACCATATGTTTCTGTGGTAAAGTTGAAGGTAGATTTCTGCAACTTGTACAAGCCATACGCTTTCGCTGGTGTAGTCTTTGGCCCCATCCGGATTTTCTGCAATAGCGATGGATAGACTTCGCGAGATATGTCATTGATGCTGTTCCAGCGTATAGGGTCTGAACTCACTGGCTCTTTTTTTTCAGGTGTGAGGTTATCTGGACGCTTTGGTCTTGGCTTGGGAACTGGCACAGAACTTTGCTGATTACTTGTTTTAATTGTCTCAGCGTCATGTCCTTGTACAGCCAACATAGTAAGTAACTTATTAGGCTTGTTGCTAATAGGTGCATCAAATAAATCACGCCGACCCATTGGGTTTAGTTCAGCTGCGTTTGCTGTACTTATGCCAAACAAAGAAGCCATGTTGAAACCACTTCTTAGATCATCACCTTTAGCGACCTTCGTCCAGTTTTCATCGTATCCGAAGAACATATCGTGTTCTCGTTTACGTCTGTTATCGAGTCCTTTAAGTTTGTTTCCGTTGGACAAGTTGAGGATTTCATAGCTGACATCTTCCGCCGAACCAGCCTTGAGATGCTTCGTAAGATTAGGGCCGATAAGGGCGGGCGCGTTGTATGCCATGCTGACCATAGCAATCCGTTGGGTAGCATTAAGAGGAACTCCTTCTAACCTAGTTGAAACTACACGTTCCGCGTCTTTGACAGCGGCTTCAAACAACAATCGTCCTTGACGCTCTGTTATTTTGGTTTCCCCCGACATCAGTTTAGTGAAGCCCTTGCTGTCTAGCTTCAGTACTTCTTTAGCGATGTCAGCATTAGCTTCTAGGTTCAACCCGTACCCAATGTGTGGAACACCGTTCTGCATATACATTGAATTACGATATTGCTCTTCGGCTGCTATAAACTCAAAACGTGAGTCCATATAATTTTGATCTTCCCCGTCATAGGCTTTAGGGCCTTTATGGTTTAAGACCATGTTATCGATGTTTTGGTTGGCAGTCTCGATGTTGTTACCAAAATAGGTTTGCTTCACCGCGCCATCGGTGGGCGACATATAGCCACCCGCCCGAAGGTTACGAGATAGGTCACCAAAGTACTGATTAGTCCATTCAGACTTACTGGTAATCCCGTTATGAGGAGTAACGGTACTCGAACCTTTCTTTTCAAAATATTGGGTCATTCCCGCCATTGTTATCTCCTTATGGGAAAACTTGATTAAAGATGTCATCATCAGACATCTCACCGTTATTATTTGGTCGTCTGTTTTCTGGTATCCAATTGCTTGACTCAGCCAATGCCTGTAACTCTGTTTCCATCATTGTGTCACCATCGACTTTGTTAAAGTGTGGCTCAACAGCTAGACGATAGAAACTAGGGTTAGTCTTACTGTCAGGGATCAGACGGATAGCAGGGTGTACATAACGCTTCAGTATCATTTCATCAGACACAATGTTTCCCGTAAGAGTGAACTTACGCTCATTATTATCTTCAGTCTGGAAGAAGTTATATAATTGACCATCTTCCCGATACTGTAGGTTGCCCTTCATTTCCTCACCGATATTTATATTGACACTACGACCACCTGACGTGACAGCATACAAGTTCGCACCTTCAAGCGCGTACATATTGTTGTATGACACCTCAATGTCGTCACCGTCTTCGATGATGTCTGTACCAGTACCCGGAATTATCATGTTCCGTAGACCATCAGGAATAGAATCAACAGCCTCATTCATGTTGAGAACTGTGTCTTCGAAGATACCCGATGGATTTCTGACATGATTACCAATAGGTATGACGTTGTTAGGAACTTCACGCATAGGCATAAGTTGTCCGCCGTTGATGACCATTCGTGAGGTAGCTAGAGCCGCCACATTTTTCCTTAGTTGATCAGGGTCAACAGAGCCATCTCCAGTGTTTCGCATCTTAACGATTTCATCTTCAGTAATCTGACGTAGCATCCTATTACCAGACGTGCTGATGTTAGGTGTGGAATTGTTTCCAAAGAACATGAAACCATCATCTTTGTTCATATTCTCTTCAATTTGCTCAGACACACTGTTGAAGAATTCGTCTACCTTTGGCTGTCTTTCTTCTTTCTTTAGCGTTTCATAATCCTCAACGATGAATGAATCGATGCCAGTCTCACGAACAAACTTACGCGTATCCACGATTTCAGGGTTATTTGTTTGAACTAACTCAAAATCTATAGAACCGTCACGACTAGCTGTAATAAGACCTAACTTACCAAATTCATCCCCCATAGCTTGGTTGACAATCTGGTAGTCACCACCACCGATGTTACGCAGTACGTTAATTGCATTAGCCTGTTGTGACTTCTCAGGTGACTGTAGACCAGCCACCACCATCTGCACTACATCGTCTGGAAGGTCGCCAAATCTTTTATAATAAGCATCTATAACTCTACCAGCCGCTGCACCAGCATTAGGGTCACCGTTGATTAGGAAATTATATTTCATCTCCCCAAGCATCTCTGGTAGTAATTTCTTTGCTTCTTCTTCATTCAAGGCGGGGTGTAGCTGACCGGTATCGGCTAGAAGTTCTAATTGGGCATAGCCGGTAGCAAGATCACGGGTGGTTGTCACTTGATCATTAAGCTGACTTTTAGCTTCTGCCAGCATTGTCATGTTAACGCCCGGCGTGTTTGCCAGCTTCCCTAGATCAGCTTGAAGCCCCATCAGCTTTACTGTACGAGCTGCGGTGTCACCATCTGTCTCAGTAATAACCGCAGACAGCTTTGTTGAGAACTGTGCGACAGCTTGTTGACCACCGGCAGTTACAAACGCCTGTTGCTTCTGATATACAGACTGACGTAGCTGGGCGATATCCATAGGGAAACGCTCTGATAAAGATGGTGCGGTTACACCAGTAGGTTGACCCGCCGCGCCACTAACATCTGTAGCATCAAGGAATGACAAAAAGTTATGTATGCCGTTCTGACCTTTAGCTACTGATGCCGCCGCCAGTAAATCGAGCGTTGCAGCCCGCGCCTTACCCGGGGATATCGTAGGGTTAATGCCTTGAACCTGATCGAATAGTTTGTTGAATTCAGAGTAGCCCCAACCGCCCGGCTGTCCGACATAAGTCATCGCAGAATTGCCCGCTGCTTCTAGTGCGGCTTCACGTTGCTCCTCAATACCTTTGAACGCTTTTTGTACACGAACCTGTTGAAAGGTCTTATTGAAAGCTGATTGTACAGTTAGGTCAGCAATCTCTGAGCCTGTACCTGTGTCAAACTTTTTCTCCCACCAATCTTCAGCCCAATCTTCGAAACCTTCGTTACTGACGTTGGCTGATTGTATCTGAAACTCACTACTTAGGTCAGAAGCAATTGCGTTACCATACGCTTCTTGGAAGGCTTGATTGTAACCGTATTGCCCTTTAAATTCACTCTCTGAAGCATCGAGCGCGTTTTTAGCATTCATACCGTATTCACCGGACTTCTGCATATCCAAAGCCTCATTAGCCCCGATAGTACGGCGGCGAACTGACTCACGTTTAGCATCAACCATATCTTGCTTGAATTCGGTTTCTTGCATTGTTCCAAGAGCATCAGACACTTGTCCAAAGAAATTGTTGAATGCGCTAGTGAGATCACCAGCAAACGGGTTCATCCCCTCGCGAGTAGCAACCTTATCGACCTGAACGTGTTGGAAGTTTTGCACTTTTGTGGTGGAAGCAACCTGACCTGGGGCGTTGGTTTGCGCTAATATGTTATTTGATCGTCTAGCCATAACCGCTCCTTATGCTTTCGCTGTTTGTGCAAGCATCGCTTGATTGTGTTGATAACCCGCACCGATCTTCAGACCACTACCGATAGCCCCCATGAACGCCGCCGATGCATTAGCATTAGCTTGACGTATCTGATTGCCAGCTTCGTTCTTAGCTACGGTTGTCTGGTTGATGTAGTTAATCTCTGCGCCGGTCTTCTCAGACTCCAACGCCCAGAACATACGTTGCTGATTGCGATCCATACGAACTGCATCAAGACTGTCACCGTACATCTGTTCGAATGCGATAGTACCTAGAGATGAATCTGACAAGGCAGTCTCAGCGGCACGAAATGTTCCCATCGCGTAGTTAGCTTCTCTGATCTTGTCAGACTTCTCGTCCATTGCATCTATTTGTGACTCAGCAATCTTACGGTTTGTCTCAGCATACTTAGCTTTAGTGTTTGCTTCAGCCGCCGCATACTGTGACCTTGCGTTATCAGCCGCCGCGTTTGCCGCTTTCTTAGCTTGCTGTTGTGCCGCCATAGCACCAACAGCGGTGATTGCTAATTGCGCGATCATTGTCATACACATATGAATTACCCCTGTCTGGTGATTTCGTTGAAATAGCCCACATAGTCGATGGACGTGATGTTGAATGGTTTCTCAGTGTCATTGAAAAGACGTATCTGTACCTTCGAGGCGTTAGCCCTGACAGGTACTCTGAATTGACCTAGTTCCTCGACAGGTGCAACACCAACCTTTGATGTACCACTACCAACCACACGACCAGTAAACTGGAACGTGATAGGATTACGGAATTCAGGTGTAATCTCAACTTTGAAGAAACCTGTAGTCTTGAAGTTAAACGCGATGTTACGAAGCTGGAAACGTCCAGATGTAATAGCGATCCTCAAGTTGTTTGGATCACGCGGATATAGGTTTGATAGAATTACAGATGATGTAAACGTCTCACCTATTAATGCGTCACCCGCATCGTAGTTGCCCACCGCCGTGATTGTCGTACTGGTTGGGTAGGCAACATTAATAACTTCACCAACCTGACCAGCCGGAAAGTCTGTCGAAAGAACGATGCTGGACGCGTCTTGATGGTTATATGGTGTTGTCCATGTTGTGAGATTTGTGGCTGCGTCATATACACCTGTAAGGTTGACTTGTCTGTCCATCGCGATTTGGTACGGATGTTTGTCATCGGATAACTCGTAACGTAGGAAAGTTTTCTCGAAGAAGACTGTACCGTTTCTCGACAGTACCATGTATAGTTCGCCATCAATTACTTCCATCCATTTAATTTTAGTGCCAGTTCCGTATGTCCAACGCGCCCACGCTGACTGTGCTTTAGCCCCGCCGTCCTCATACATCTTATAGATATAGAGTGCGTTAGGTTCTTCTTCAGTCAAAATCATGAGCATATCGTTAGTCGGGTCACCAGCCATCCGCTCGATAGGAGCGGGGATGTATCCCAGCGCGTGGAGCGTAATGTCAGATGCTACGTTAGACACTTGTTCATCAGAGTAAGTATACTCAAAGACAATAGCATCACGACCAGATTTAGCCGCGAAGTACAGCTTGTTACCTAGCGTAATAGGTCTACATTTTTCCTCTGTTAGATATGACGTTGCAAGGTCAACTGTTGCAGTTTTAGGTGTTAGGATTTGAGTACCAGCAACTTCAAACTGTGCTTTGTTAGATGTCAGGAAGAGGGCTTTACGGAAGCCAACAGCGTGACGTAGATTGTTAACGGACTCAGAAGAAGCCGTTAGACCAAAAGCATCAGAGTCCAGTGACTGTGTACTGAAGTCAGGCCAGAAGGTAAAATACTTACCAGACTGACTAAAATAAACACTCTCACCTGATACAAAAGCCAATCGGTTACGGTGGAAAGCAAGCGCACTAACTTTGTTTCCTACAAAGTCTGGTGGCTTCACAATATCATTGTCGCCAGATATCCGGTCGGGATAGTCACCTTCACGAAATGTAAATGAACCATCTGCTTCACGAATTAAGAAGTGAGGCATTGCACTTACATCAAACGCATTTTCCTCATATGGATTAACACTTTCGATCCAGCCGCCTTCATCCGCACTGTACTCAGCCCAATAACCAAACTGGTCACCATCAATGTTCTGACCGACACGGATGAAATATCCGTCTGGTGCTTGCGATGGTAGATACTCACGTTGCGGTGTGGTGTCTGTCATTGTCCAGAAACCATAAGTAGCATCAGACCCTGAATGTCTTATTCTAAAATCTGCGTTACCGGTGATAATAATAGTTTCACCTAGTCGTGATTTTGTGAACCCAGCGGGCAGTGACAAGTTAGCATCCACATGGTCGGCTAACTGTGTGTTGGATTGCGCTGTTGTGAGCGTGTTGCTGTAATAGTTAGTAAAAGTGACACCATCGTCTAGAGAGATATCAATCTTATAAGTTGTGTTAGAGTTTGTGGTTCTACAATTAACCAACGCTCTAGGCGATTGTGTGTAGTTGTTAGGCAACATTGCTGTAGAAACCGTTCCATTCGCAATGATGGTATAATCAGCAATAGTTACAAAACTAAAATCATCTTTCTCATTTGTAGATGACAGATAAGTCTTTCCGTCAGGAAAGTTGACTGTTTGCTGTACACCGTCTAGGTCAAACACTTTCAGGTCATTGTCATTGATGATGACCATGTAGCGTTCAATAGCATCTCTAGAATATGCATAGATAGCTGGTGTATCTGTTTCACCAACAAATGTAATATCCGTGATGTGTCGGGTTGCCGGACGATTTTCGATACCACCAGTAACAATAGAAACTAGAATGTTATCTGCCTCTTCAACCTGACCGGGCAGACGCACGGGATCAGGCTGTCTAGAAACCCCCTGATACATCGTCTTAATAGACTGCTCGACCAGTTTACCCATGAGTTATCTCCCCCAGCTTGGATTAAATCGGTATGTGGCATACGACACATGAGGACTCGATTTGATGATATTGTTGTCTTCATTCTCCGCTTCAGCATCTTGTAGACCCGCCCATGCTTCAGCTTCTCCACGAACTGTAAATGAGTCGAGTGATGATGAGCCTAATGAGGACTCTTGGAATTTACGCGCTGCTCTAGCGGCGATGTAGTTCTGTAGTTCGATTGTTAATTCTTCGAATGGGATATCAATAATAATATCAACCACTAAATCTCTAGTGAATTTGTATGTACGCTCTTTGATATCAAACAGTTTTCGCTTACCGTTTGAGTAGCGTTGCACAACATTTTTATTCTGATCTACACCCACGCTATCTACGCGAAGATAAATATTAGATAGTAAGATTTCGTTGTTCGCGTCTCGCTTTAGCTTAACGTCTTTTTCGATGTTCTGATGCCAACCACGGGATAAAAT